TGCGGGGTCTGAGGGTGGACGCAATAACATCAAGAACTTCCAAGACGCGCTGAAGGCTGCAGCTCTCGAGCAACAGAACCTCATCGACACGACTGGTAAGAGCACACAACAGGCCAGCGCTGACTACATAGCTTTCGTCAATGGGCTTGTGGCTCAGATGGCTGCTCGCGGTATTGACCCGGCTAGGGTACAGGCGATTGCCGACAGGACCAAGGGTATGTTTGGTTCAGCTCTGGCGACAGGTCCACTGCCTGCCGTACAGGTAAAGGCGGTTGAACCTGCTCAGGCTCAGGCTGTTGCGCTCACCACAGCGCAGACCATCCAGAACGCTCTGAGCGGTCAGAACCCGCTGAATGTGCTGATTGGTGCCAACACTGATCCCGCAGCAGTGGAACTCCAGAAACTAGCACGTGCGCTGTCCGCAATCACAGGCATCCCTTACACCACTGTGGTGGATGCCTTGACCAATCCAGCACATGAGAAGGCTGCAGAGCTTCAGGCTCTCATTGTCTCCATCGTTGATGGTAAGTACGTGGCTCCTATCGGTGCCAACACTGATGCTGCTATCGCCAATGTCAAGAGCTTCAAAGACTACGCCATCAAGCAGCTCTCAGCGGTACAGATTGCGTTCAACCAAGTTGCTGCTTCAGCTCCCACGTTCGCCAAGTACACCAAGCCGTTCTTCAAGGGTGTCACTGGGGCTACACCTAACCCGATGAATTCCGCAACAGCCGCGCCTTCTATAGCAGCGGTTGCCGCTCCGGTACAGCTCGAGCCCACTGTCAATACCCATATTTTCGACGGGCTTGGTAAGGGTTATGACGATGTACGTGCTGCTGCAGAGAAGGCCGGTAAGAAGGGTAAGCAGGCCGGTGAAGACATGGCTGACGGCATCTCTGATGCTACCCGCGCAACTAACGATTACGCTAACCGTCTGAAGACTGGTTTCGCTTCAGCATTCGATCAGCAGTACGGTGTGGCCAAGGCCACGGATGAATACCACACAGCTCTGAACGCCATTACCAAAAAGCGTGAAGATGAGCTGAAGCAGATTGATGACCTCATTGACAAGCAAAAAGAGCTGAACAATGAGCGTAAAGAGGAACTGGTAAACGCTCGCAAGGCGGGAATCGAAAAGGGTATCTCACAGAAGTACGGTGAGGTTGACCGCGCTGCTGACTACGGTATGCAGGAACAGAAGGCACTGGATGCCGCTGCTGCAAAGCAGAAAGACATTCAGGCTAACTCGGATCAGCTCACCTCCCTTCAGGCGGGTATCGGGGCAATCACCGGCTACTCGGATGCAGCAATTGCAAACCGCGCTGCATTGCGTGATCTTGAAACCAAGATGACCGACATGGTTGTGGCCTATGCCAACACTGGTGCCTCTGTTGATCAGGTTCGGCAGTACGCTGCAAACCTCACCGGGCAGTTCAAGATTGACGTAACACAGATGGGTTACAACCAGACTGCCGTTGGTGACCTGCAAGGTGCTCTCGAGCGTTACATTGCTGTCATCAACACTGTTCCGCTGGTCAAGCCCACCAAGATTGAGGCTGACACTGATGAAGCTTCCAAGGACATACAGGACGTACAGGATCAGCTTGACACGGCAGGGCAGGGTGTGGTTGTCCCTGTTGACGCGGACACTCTGGCCTTTGAAGAGCACGTTCGTCAGGCTATCGAGCGGGCAGAAGCTAACCTCCTGCTTACGCTGGCTGATCCAACAGGCACAGGCTCTTCCATCGGGGGACGCCAGAACGGTTCACTCCGTGGCGGTGCCTACACAGGCGGGCTGGCTCGTGCTATTGCTGGCTATGCCGGTGGAGGTCATCTTGGCGGGACACCACCGCGCAACTCCAGTGTAGACAATCTGCGTGGTCAGGTTGACGGTAGGGGACTGATCGGGCTCCGCTCCGGTGAATTCATCATCAAGGAACCGGCTGTGAAGTTCTGGGGTCTGGACATGATGAACAGTCTGAACAACATGAAGATGCCACGCTTCAGCGGTGGTGGCTCGCCAAGTGGTGCAACAGGTGGTGGCGGTGCCGGTGGTGCAATGGTGGTTGCGTTGGATGCCGAGACTCTGGCCTTCCTCGCTTCGCTCAAGCAGGATATCAAGCTGTACGCAGATTCCAAGGAACTTGCTTCAGCAGTCAACAAGGGAAACCGCCAGCTCGTGGCAGAAGGAATGAATCAGTGAACACGATCCTCTTTGGGACTCTGACCCACATGTTGCCTATCCCGTACCCCAAGTCTGGGGTGTCGTGGGATCAGGTGAGGGACGCTGAAGAGACGGCGCTGGTTTCGGGTGGGCGGCACGTGTACCGTGCCCCCACGCCGTTCCGGCGTTACAACATGTCCTATGCTGGCACCACGCCGGGTCTGCAGAACCTCATCGACTTCTACAACGGAGTCTACGGGGATGGTCCGTTCTATGTGCTGGACTACAACTACGCGGCAGGCAACCTCCTGCCTACCCGTTGGGCTTCAGGCTACATGCTTCGCCACGTCGCTGATAGCTGGTGTGCTCCGGTGGAAATCGTGAGCACATCAGCGCTGGCTGGTAAGTCTGTCCAGTTCACCAACGTGGGACTCTTCCCAGAGGATGGTATCTCTCAGGTTGTGCCTGTCCCTCAGGACAAGGCTTTGTACCTGAAGGTCTGGGGCTCACGGACTGGCACGTCTGTGGTTCGCGTGTCCAAACTGGTGACTTCTACTGGAGCTTGGACTGTCGTGGGTGACTACACACCTACAGCGACACCGGCAGACTTGGAAGTGGTCAGCCTTGCTGATGCAGCTTTGTATTCCGCTGTCAAGCTCCAGATCATATGTGCTGCTGGCTCGAGCATTACGCTTGACCACCTGACACTTAGCACACAAGCTGACAGCGCTCGGGAACCGGGCAAGGGTGTGGGCGCTGTCCAGTTTGGTGGTGACCTCTCGGGCTCAATCGTAAGCAAGCGTTATGATAGGATTGGTCTAAGTCTTGACATAATTGAAGTTGAATGATATAGGAGAACAAATTGGCTATTGCATCAACGTTCGGTAAGAACTCAATGGCAACCCACTACGGCACTATCGCTGCATACGGTGCTGTTTACACCTCCGCTCCCGGTGCGTCTGCAGGTACGGAGCCATCTGGCGGCTCCCCTGCCTACGCTCGTAAGGCTCTGACGTGGAGCTCCGCTTCCGGTGGTGTGCTTTCCGCTTCAGCCACATTCGATGTGCCTGCAGGAACAACTGTTGTAGGCACTGGCGTGCATGACGCTGTGACCGCTGGTAACTACATCGACGGCAAGACGGAAACCAGTGTGAACTTCCCGACTCAGGACACGGTTACCGTCACGTTCACGTTCACCGAAACCTAAACCCTGACCTGATCGGTTTCCAGTGGCGGGGCCATAGTGCCCCGCCACATTTGTATTCAGGAAAGGAAGCTTGACCTTTGACGTCTTTTACACGCGCAAACCTTCTCACCAACCCGTCGTTTGAAACGAACACTACGGGCTGGTCAAACGTCAATGGCTCTATTCTGTCGTCGTCTGCCACACAAGCGTGGGTAGGCACCAAGAGTCAGAAGGTTGTCTACGACGGAACAGCGCGGGCAGCAGAGCAGACCGGCACGTCTGTAGCCTCATACGGGTTTACCAACCTGACGACATACACATTCTCTGCTTATGTCTGGGTGCCTACCGGACAACCTGCCGTGAAGATCAAGTTCGGTGGTCCGAACTACAACGTCTCAGGTTCCACGACCACAACCCACGATCAGTGGGAGCGTATCTCTGTCACCGCCACGGCGACAGGTACCAACACTGCATGGCTCTATATCCTCAACGCGGCTACGTCAGTCGCGAACGGCATCGGCTTCTATGTCGATGGTGCCATGCTGGAAATGTCGTCAGCGCCTAGCACGTATTTTGATGGAAGCACTGCCGCCAGCGGGCCGTACACCTATGCTTGGACCGGAACAGCAAACGCCTCCACGTCGAACGAAAGCGTTGCCGGGCGCGTAAACAATGTCACCAACCCTAGCTGTGAAACGAACACCACTGGCTGGGCAACGGTCAACGGTGAGACTCTGTCATCTTCGGCCACACAGGCGTGGGTAGGTACAAAGTCACAGAAGGTTGTTTACGACGGATCGACCCGTTCGGCTGGACAGACAGGTACGTCTATTGCAGCGTACCCATTCGTATCAGGGATAAGCTACACGTTCTCTGCTTATGTCTGGGTGCCTACCGGACAACCTGCCATACGGCTACAGTATGGTGGTCCAACCTTCAGCGTGTCTGGTAATGCGTCCACGACTCACGATCAGTGGGAGCGTATCTCTGTCACCGCCACGGCGGGTAGTAATGCTGTGGCTTGGCTCTATATCCTCAACGCAGCCACTTCCGTACCTAACGCCATCGGCTTCTACGTCGATGGTGCCCTGCTAGAGACAAACGGCTCAGTAGGTACGTACTTTGATGGGGCTACAGTCAACGCTGGGTATGCCTACGCTTGGACAGGTACGGCTAACGCATCATCGTCCACTGAGAGGGTATCCACAGCAATATCCTCCAGCTTCAGTGGCTCAGGTACCCTCACAACAGCGTGGAGCAACTTTGTCAACATAGGTTCGGCCTTCACAGGCTCGGGCACACTGGTTACGCTCCTTACCAACTACCGGCGCATAGACTCCAGCTTCAGTGCTGCTGGCGCTCTGACCACTCAATGGACTAACTACGTCAATCTCGCGTCTGCTTTTAGCGGTACGGGCGCACTGGCGACTGATCTGACTGTTGTAATTAACAGTACGTTCGCCGGTACAGGATCACTGTCCACAGCACTGACCAATTACCAGCAGATTGCCAGTACGTTCTCCGATTCAGGCACACTGAGCACCTCAGGCGTCGTGAATCCTAAGGAAATGGCTTCCGACTATAGTGGCTCTGGTTACCTTGCTACTGTGTTGGAATACTCCAAACGCTTCACCACGTACTATGGTGGTGAGGGTGTCCTGTTCACTGAGCTGGGCTATGTCGTTGTACCTCCAGAGCTAGGTACAAATCCACTAGGAAAACGTGTCAATTACAATGTAAACACGTCGGCGGTACCTCTGAATCCTACAGAGGGCTCAGGTTCGGCTCCCGGCGTAAGTGCAACCTACCTCAAGGGCATTGATCCTGAGCTTGCCTTAGGCGAGCCCCATGTGCTGAGTACTGGCAACATTGGGACATACTCTGGTGAGATTGTCAACCTGACCGTGGATCGTAAGTCATCTAATGTCAACCTCTCCATGACCACGCCTTTGGCGCTGTTGAACAAAGAACTCCACCTGTTTCCTTTCATCGATGCTGCAGAGAGCACATGGGCGGCTGTACGGGCCATCGACTACTGGACCCAGCAGTGCGGCCTGCTCTACGACAAGGTACCGGGTGAGGTAATCGCCTATGCGTCCGCCTACGGGCATAACAACGCTTATGCAGCCGGAACTACCAAACACTTCTACGAGAGGCTCACAGGCGGCTCCACGACCACTACAGTGGTAAATGAGCGCTCAGTCAAGACCTTCGGCTCCGCTGTTACTGGAACAATAGCATTCCATGAAGACAACAAGGCATCCATACCTCTTTCCATGCAGAGGAACCGGAAGCTCATCTTCGGTATCGGTTTGGGTATCCGTGGTACGGGCAGGACTGCCACTGTGAATTGGAACTTGCTTGACGCCAAGGGTGTTAACCACGTCCTTAGCATCAGTACCACGTCTGCTGGGCTTGTTACAGCCACGGTGGATGGCGCTGTTGTGGATTCATCGAGTGTGTCACCGAACGGTGACTATCGCGTAGCTGTTTCGTTGGAACCTCTAGGTAGCACACTGCTTGGCAAGCTGACCATCCATACGGATGATCTTGCAGGTAATGGCACCTCGAGCTACGACGGTGACTCTGGTGTGCTGACTTATGAACTCCCAACTTCACTACGTCTCAAATCCATCACACACGTTTCTGCTGGCGGTAGCGGTTCCGAGATGCTTCGTTGGGGAACTTACCTGACCGTTGACGACATACACCCTGACGGGGTACCAGCAGTCCAGAAGGCTCTGGAACAGAGCCCAACGGCACGCGGCTTCGTCTCAGGCTTTGAAGGTAACGTCTGGAATCTGCTCAATGAATTCTGCTCCATTGCCCGCCTTGATATCCGCTTCCTTGATGAGAAGCTGTCTGTCATTCCTCGAATCACTACACTCGCGGCACCTGATGGAAACTTCAGCGGGTTCACATACAACTCGGAACGCCGTGACAAGTACCAGCAAGTGGCTGTGGTGAACCGACAGTCAAAGGCTGTCACAACCGACGGCGCTGTGCTTTGGCGTGCCGATTCTGTATTTCAGATTGCAGCTCGTGAGGTATTCGAGACGACTGTGCAGACAGAGCACAGCATCCTCAATGTTGTAAACCCTGTGGCTGTGAACGGCATCGAGCCATTCCCGTACAAGCAGGGCGGTGGCCAGTATGTCGTAACTGGTGCAGACGGGTACATCATCGAACCTGCATGGTGGAATGATAACGGTGGAAAGGTGGAGGTTTCCCTAACCGGAAAGGAAGGCGAAATCGCTATCAAGATCACCACACCGACGCAGGATACCGTGAGGGCTCCATACCGTATTTCTGAAGGTGAAGCAGATCGTCCAGCTCTTTACATTTCCGGCTCTGGTATTCTGAATACGCCAAAAGAAATACATGTGGGTACTGGCGCAAAGAATGCCAAGGAAGGTTTTGATAGCGTATTCGAGTCGCCGTTTATTTCTGGTGTAATAGAAACTTACGACACTGCAATGGCAATGGCTTCACAGTACAGTGCTATGAATGCCGATGTTGATTTTGAAATACCGAATGACTTTGATACTCCCAGCCGTTTCGGTCAATTCCCTGCAGGCACGCTTTTCACAGACAACGTGCGTAATTACAGGATCAAGAGTGCGTCCCAGACGCATTCAAAGGTTTCCGGCACGGCATCAACTCACACCACCATTGGCGCGTATGTGGCTTCCTTCCCGGAAGGTGCCACCATTGCCGACGCGAACTCTCGCAACTTTGGGGCTACGATCAAGCAGTTCAACATCAAACCGCTGAGAGGTACCAGTGAAACAGCATAAGGACTTGCCAGCCGGTGCACAGCCGTGGGCCAATGAGGTGGATGCAAGCCTCACAGAGTTGAAGATACTACGTGAGGTGGTGCGTAGACTCGCTGGAAACGCTGGCCTCGACTATGCCAACCCCCAGCGCGGCCTTGCCACCGGCAACATTCCCAGTGTGCAAAACCCTGTTGGACAGAAGCTCTCGTCTCTTGCAGACGTGGCCACCTACAACGTGGCCGATGGGCAGTACCTCTCTTGGAGCCAGCAAGGGCAGAAGTGGCTACCTGTGACGCCCTCATCCGGGGGTGGTGCCTTTGCTATCCCTGACACCATTGCGGGGTTCCCCAACGCTTACGGTTACGGCTACCTGCCCACGGTCACGGACGGCCCGTACTCGGTGTTGGCCCAAAGCGCCGACGCTGAGGGCAACTTCAACCTCATAGCACGCACGGTCAACGGCTCTACGGATTCCCAGCAATCTATCTACTCAAATGACGGCTCGCTCTCTGTGTCGTGCGGTGGAACAGGTTACGCCTCGCTCGCAATGGGTGAAAACGGTTGGCTCTCGTTGGCCTCTTACGCCACAGGATATTCGATACTAGAAATGCGTGGTGGTGAGTGGGAACTCGGTTACAACAACGGCACCAGTGATGCCTCACGCATCTACTCCTACTCGTTCACCAGTATGAAGATTCAGGACTCTGTTGGTGTGGAAATCATCGGCCCGTACCTGAAGCCCCCCGGCTGTACCACAGCCAACCGTCCCTCCACACTAGGTCCAGCCGACAAGGGAGCGAACGTCTACGACTTTGATCTTGGTATCCCCATCTGGTGGAGCGGTACCGTGTGGAAAAACGCAATCGGTACCACCGTCTAATACTAAGGAAACACTGTGGCAATCACAAATGCAGACGGCATCGTAACGCCGGATGAAGGCAACACCGCTGATCCAGCCGTTTATCTCGCGGCAATGGCTGACTCAATCTCTGAAGGTATAGGTACCCGCCTTGCCAAGCAGGAACAGGTAGCCGGTATCAAGGCATCACTCCCTGCACCGTGGGACTTCGCTGGTACCTTCAACATCGTGCCGCTGACCATTGGCTCCGGATCGGATTACGTCACTGACGTAGGTTTCGCGGGTGGCATCGCCACAGTGACAGTGGCTGGCCTCTATGCGGTGTCGGTATCCATCACCATGAACTTCGGGCCGGATGTACCCATAGACATGGTGCTGATGTACAACTCTGACTTCGAGGACTACTACTCACTGAGGACCAACGCCACGGCTTATCAGACGGCACCTATCACCACCTCTCTGCACCTCGCGGCAGGGGACAGTATCTACATCACAGTGGGTGTGGGCAACAGCCAGCCGGACACAGCCACCATGCAGACAGCCAAGCTCAGCCTTGTGCTCCAGTACGCCACATAGCACACCAGTTCCCCTGCATCTGTAGTTGACAAAATGTTACTATGGGTGTAGGGGATTTCTTTTCTATCTACACAGGAGCCTGACGTAATGCCTTTTGCCATCCAGAATTACCCAGAGTGGGCCGTCACTTGGGTACGCATTTCACGGATGCTGAGTTATGCATTTGCCACTATTACAGGTGTAGCTGCTGTGGTGTTCACACCAGCGTCGATCACACCACAAACAATCGTCATCATTTCGACAATGGCTATCTTTGGCCTTGTGTGCTTGATAGGAACGACACTACAAAAGTATGTCGTTGAATGGATTTCCCTCTTCTTCCTTACTGCAGGAATTGTTGTCTATGCCGCTGGCCTTTGGGTGGGCGCACTGGGCAATCTGAAATACGTTGCTGCAGCCAGCCTTTTCACAATGCTTGTCCTACTTCTGGTAGTGCGACTTATTGATCTGACTGTGTACTGGTTGAAGATCGTAAAGGTAGCAGTTATCCAGAAGGAATTAGAAGATGATGACAGGTGAGCAAATTCTCACATTCACTGGCATTGCAGCCGGTGTAATTTTTGGGGGTGGAGGGCTTGCTGCTCTACTTGGGGTTTTCGTAACACGCAAGCTGGGCATCAAGACTTCAGAGAATGAAGCAAACCGTGACCTCAACCACACGTGGGACGCGATTGTTGAGAACTTACAGAATCAAATTACCGCACTCAATAACGAAATGATTGAGTTGCGTAAGGGGCAGGGAGAATTGACTGCCGCCTTGAGCGTGAAGGAACGCCTGCTTCTGAAGGCGATCCTCCACATTGGAAAGCTAGAACTACTGGTACCGCCAAATCCGGTACCGCCGCGACCTGAAGGACTTGAGTAAATTGGCGCATCCAGAAATTGAAGAATGGCTGAACACCTTTGAAGGTGTATCAATGAATCCTGACGGGCACTACGGGCTCCAGTGTGTTGACCTCGCTGACCAGTACGCACAGGATATCTTTGGCGTGCCGTGGTCGCAAAGCATGGGCGGTGTGATGGGTGCAAAGCAGTTGCTTGACGCTGCACCGGATGAATACTGGATCAGGATTGACGATGCTGCAGGCATCTACCCAGAGCGCGGAGACACTGTTGTGTTCGCTGGCTCTGCCATCAACGAGTGGGGCCACGTCTGTGTGTGCTTGGAATCCTTTCCCAACGGTATGTGGGTAGCTCAACAGGACGGTTTTGCACCTCCACTGATTTGGGCAGACGGCAACTGGTACTCCAATAAGCCAGCACACAAGGCTTGGCTTGCATATGACAGCAACGGTACAGGTCCGGTAGCCGGATGGCTTCGACCGCGCGAGAACAAGCTAGCTGGTTACACAGCTCCAGCTCCCGTTGTGCCTGCACCTCCAGCAGTGGCAACCAACCAGCGCGTGAGCGGTGCTCCTGTCAACCAGCGCACTGCCGCTGTGCGCGGTGACAACGTTGTGAAGCTCTGGGACACTGATCTGACTTTTGACTTCAAAGGCTTCGTGCACGGTGAGAACGTGGACGGTAACGATGTGTGGTTTGTCGGTGCCTACTCTGACACGTACTTTTGGTCCGGTGGCTTCACTGACGCGTCCACTAACGGACTGTCTGACCTCACACCGGCCAAGCCAGCTCCAGTGGCCAGCAGCAAGCGAGTCACTGTCGCTGACGGTGTGAACCGCCGCAAGGCTGCTGACGCCAAGGGTGAGCTGATTGACACCTTTGGTGGTGACCTCGAGCTGACCATCGGTGGATTCGTACGATCCAGCTCTGCCAACAGTACTCCGTACAACGACGGTAACAACGTCTGGTTTGTCGGTGGTATCTCCGGTGGCTACATGCACTCCAGCGGCTTCACTGACTCCAGCACACAGGGCTTGCTTGACCTCACCGGTACAGAGCCCAAGGTACCGGTGCCAACCGTACCTCTCCCTGAAGTCAAGCCGTACAGCTTCGTACCGGATTTCGCTTTCGTTGAGTACATTCCAGCGAACATTACCAATGTGGAAATTGGCAAGTTCCCTCTCAAGCCTGAGAAGACTGCAATCCACCAGATGGGCACACCGGGGGTTGACACCCTTGGTTCGACCATCAATGAATTCAAAAAGGCCAGCACCTTCAAGAGCGCACACTTCGCTGTCTCCGGTAAGCGCATTGTGCAGATGGTCAGCCTGAAGGACCGCGCTTACCACGCTGGCCCACAGGGTAACGTCTACGTTGGCATCGAGACTGACCCGTTTCAGGATGCCGAAACCATTGCCAGTGTGCGTAAGCTCATCAAGGCTATCTATGACAAGTACGGCTATGTGCTGACCTTGATCAGGCACAACGAGATTCCCGGCAACAATACCACCTGCGGCACCCTGATTGACCTCGAGGATTACAAGATCGAATGGCCTGTCAAGCTGGAGCCTGCACCAACACCAACACCAACACCTCTACCCCCGGCCACAGTACCGCCGATTGAGATGGACACTGCCGTCACGGTACTGACCAAGTTCTTCCAATGGCTCATCAACCTTTACACCTCGAGCAAGAAATAGGAGCACACAGTGGATACCGTTCACAAGCTCAATCCGCTGGCCTACCTGAAGGCCATCTCCGGTGCAGTCATTGCAGGGCTGGGTGTGCTCTACATTGCGCTCTCAGATGACGTTGTAACGGCTCAGGAAGGGGTGGCAGTAGCAACTGCCGCACTGACCTCATTTGCGACCGTCTGGGGTATCCCCAACGCTCCTACAAAGGAAACCGTGAGCAAGTCCACGGTCACCGTTGAGACTTCCCGCGTGGCAGCTCCAGAACAGAGTGCGGCTGTTGAAGCTCCGTCACCCAATAACGCTCGAGGGTGACGGACCTGACCTCAGTGTTGAGCTCCCAGACGTGGAGTACAGCACTGAGGCAGAAGCCTTCATCGACGCGCTGGAGTACAAGTTCCCCCCGTGTGCAGGATGCCCAAAGTAACTTTTTTCAGTGAATCTATCTCTACTTCTTATATATTATTTATATATAGATAGATCAGTACGTTAGAAAATATAAATAGTCTTTGAGCTTCGCGCGGACGAAAAAACGACTTCTGCTCATTGTGCTCACACAAAAGAAGACCCTCACCCAGAGTAGTAGGTGAGGGTCTTCTCTCATTTCTTGCGTGTGCAGAACATCCAGATCACATTACAGACCCAGAGCCCTACACAAACACCGATCAGGATGAGGTTTACGCTGTCTCTGTCGATAGCTCTTCCTCCAGCTTCTTTATCGCGCGGTCTGTGTACCAGCGTGCCTTCTTCAAGTCCTCGAGCTCTTTGCTCTTGTCCTTGGCACCAGCGCGAGCAAGATACTTCACAGCGTTGCCCCTGCAGAAGTCCATGTGCTCTGTGAGCTGTATGACCTCAATACCGGGATACTGTGTGTAGTGGCTGGGAGCATTCACAGCGTCTTCATCAGCTTCAGCAGCTTCAACAGGCTCAACCTCTGCCACACTTTGTACCAGCTCGAGATTCTTCAACGTTGGGAAGATAAGCTCACCTACTTTGAAGCCAGACGTTTTGTTTTCCTTGGTGACCAGAAGGGCAACGTAACTTTTCCCTTCAATGGCCTCGATGGTACCTTCAAGCCCAACCCAGTCTGGCGTTCTACTGTTGGTGTAGCGGACTCGGTCACCTACCATCAAGTTATATTCCTGCAAAGCTCGAGCCCTCCACGTTCTGAGCAATGTCTTCGATCTTGTGTGACTTGCAGAGCACAACGTACCCACGGCTCAGGTAGAAGTCACGGTAGTAGGTGAAGTCCTTAGCCCACACTCCCGTCTGCTCCACACCGTTCCACACGTCCGTACGGACTTCAGGAACGGAATCATGCTCAGTGCCACACTTGGCACAGATCAGCTTCTCCACGGTGATGGTCACAGTTCCACCTGCTTCCATTCCCCAGCGGGGGACTCCACAATCTTGTACTGAGCAGCGGCGGCATCCGCGTCACGGCTGTACCTGATGAAGCCTGTTCGCTTGCCCTTAGCTGCTCCCAGTGTAGAGTAGGGGCCATCAACGCTTGAGTACGTCCCACCATCCCAGCGGGTGAACGGACCTCCAATCACGAAATAGACGTGATCGGGAAGTTTTGAAATTCTACGAGACACTTAGTTATCCTCTATCTTCCGTCGCTATGTGTGAAATGTTGCAGCCTAGCGAGTGTGACTGCTTCCCTTGCTTCATCCAGAGTGTCAAAAACACCTACGTGGAACTTTACACGATTACTGGTTACTCTGGCTACCCAGCGTCCGGTGCGTTTGTCTTGGTAAACCCCTCTGACACCACTGACACCTTCTGCCTTTGACCTGTTCTCTTTGTTCTGTTTGTCAGTGACAGCTCTCAGGTGAGATGGTCTGACACAATGATGCACGTGACACCTGTGGTCTACCACCTCACCTTCAGGGATATCACCAAACGCCAGTGCATACGAGTACCTGTGTGCGTAAATCTTCGTGTTGCCTATATGGAACTGCCCATAACCTTTGGCGGTCTTACCTCTCAACCACAGCCAACAGTGGTCAGTCTTGAGTACCTTTGACCAAAAGCGGTCTTCAGTCTTAGTCACGTGGCTTCAGCAGCTCCAGAGTAGGTACATGCTTCAAGCGCATTGCGGCAAACCAAACTGCCACGGAAAGCGCCATTCGGCAGTGACCTTCTCCGATAGGAAAGTCAGCTTCCTGCATGAGCTTGGTGATCGGGGAGTCAGCTTTCTTGTCTTTCGTCCCCAACCGCGTGATCTTCATGTGCTGGGAAGGCTCAGGGTTGTTCAAGCCCCAATAGTCTTCCCCCTTCATCCAGCCGATAATCTCCACACCGTGAAGGTCAGCCGTGAATTTGTTGCTCGAGCGCAGTGTGAAGTTCTCAACACTCCAACTGTCCACCCTTCTGATATCCCGCAGAAACCGGTGTTTGAAGCCTTTGACACCATCATGTGTCTCCTGCACCCACTCAACCTTCAATGTCTCAAGGTTGTAGATGGCCAGCCCTGTGGCCAAGCCGGGGTCAATCCCCAGTATTTTCACCGATTCTCCGATATCCATTGTGCGCGGTCGCTCGAGCCGAACGCTTTGGTGTTGGCTGGCTTGCCGGGAATCACTGAGCCGCTGAGCCGCGTCTGATACACGTCCCCCCGCTTCGTCCTCAGCTTCTCCAATAAGTCAGTCCTACCGCGTTTGTTCAAACTCTTGCGCATTTGGTCCCACGAGCTGTAACCGCTGCGTTGTATTATCTCATGGAAGGTAGCTCCGAAACGGATCAGGTCTTCCAAGTCTTCATGCAGCTCTGTGGTGCGCTGCACTTGCCGAGCTACGGCGTCAGGCTTGCCGGTGAGTTTACGCTTGTCTTTCGCGCAATCCAAGCACACTCGCTTGAGCTGCTCCCCCCTGCCACGCTTGTACCAGCGGGTGTTCTTCTCGGTTCTGGTGTGCCCGTTGAAGCACAGTTCAGCCAAGCTTCACAAACCTCTGGAAGCGAGCTTCAATGAGTACGGGCTTCTCCGGTGCCCAATACCCGCTGCTCTTCTCCACCAAGACTCTGAGCTTGGTAGGCACCTTGCGAGGGTATTCCTCGTGAGTGTCCCACGAGTCGAACTTCTCATGAGCCAAGACAATCTCGCTGACCCTTCCCACACGCAGACCAGCGCTGCGTCCGTCCGTGGCTGCGTAGGCTATCCTGTCGCCAACCTCCACTACGTTGCCGCTAAGGTCAAGAATTGTTTCGCTCAATGTGATGGTTCCTTCTCTGCTAGGTAGTCCTCAAGTGGCATTGACGTGAGGTGGTAACAATTGCATTTGTCACACCGGTAAGACCGGCATTCCTTACGCGCAGTGCTGGGGCTCTCCAGTGTGCTCCGTAGCATTGCTTTGGCTTCGTGCTTGTTGATGAAAGACCGTTTCGTGCATAGCATGTTATGTTGCCCCCCAGAGGCATAGTTTTTTGTTTGATGTTGGAATGGACTAGCCCTGCAAAAAGAAGTATTCACGCTCTCCGTTCACGAGTCGTTGGTTGGCGTTGTAGACGCCTTTGATGATGTACTCACCGATCAGCCTCAGCGGCATGTCCAGAAGGAAGCTCTCGCCTTCCGCGTTCCGCCCGCCTGCCCAAGTGCCGAACTTGAACCACGCTTCCGCGTAGTTGTCGCTGAGAATCTCTTCCAAGAGCTCCCCGTCAACCTCAAGTGTGAGGTCACCGTTGGCTTCGACGCGCCACTCTTCCTCATAGTGGTTCTCGATGAAACCCCACATGACATCCAAGTCTTCCTGTCGTGGTGCTGTCTCTTCAGGGGTGACGTTGGTGGTGCGCATTGTGTTCTCCTAAAAGTAAAGGCACCGGCTATTTGCCGATGCCTCTACTTTACCCTTTCAGATTTCTCTGTCAAGGTCTATGCAGCTATCTTCTCGATTTTCGCAAGGTTTGGCCCGAAACCTGCATCTGCAGTGAACGGAACAACCTCGCCGTACGTTTCCCTGCCAGCCCTACGCAGAGCCTCTGCAATGAGCTTACCCACCACAACCTTGTGCTCTTCAGGACAGGTCACGTAGATGGCGTCATGGATGGTTCCCATGAGCCACGCGCCGTACTGCTCTAGCTGTGGATCAAGCCACACTGCAGCCTTCAAGCAAATGTCGTTGGCTGTGGACTGTGACGTGAAGCTCAGCGCAGAGTTGGTGACTTCGTGCTCGTTCTGCTCAGTGATGATTTCTGACTGGAAGTGACGGCCAAACTTGGTGACGATGGAGCCACCGGCTATGGCCTTGGCTTCAATCATCTCCCGCCACTCAGCGAACTTGGAACCGGGCCGAATGAAGCCGTCCACCAGCACTTGAGCAGTGTGTGTGTCAATCTCCAGAGCTGCAGCAATGGCAGGAACGCCACGTCCAAAGGACACACCGTACACCACACCCTTGATACGGGCACGCCATGTTCCGTAGAACTGATCTGGATCGTCACCGTTGTCCGCACGCTCATGCAGAGCAGCCCAATCAACCTTGGGCATTGCCGACGACAGGAGGATATCAAAGATATCACCGGCTCCCGGCTGGAAAGCAGCGATCAACCAAGGATCACCAGACTCCATTGCCATCACACGCAGTTCCGCCTGAGACATGTCAGCCGTGACCACCACGTGACCGGCCTCTGACGGTAGCACCATCTGCTTCAAACGTTTGTCGCGGGGGATTGTGAGCATGGACGCTCCAGAGCCCCCCAGACGGCCTGTGGAGGCCGCGTGCAGCTTGTAGCCGGGGAACACCATGTCACCGTGGCAGTGTTTCAGGTAACCAGTGACGTATGTGCTGAGCTGTTTGCTGATGCCACGACACTTGGTGACTGCCTTGATGAAGTCCTTCACCTCATCAGACGTGCGCGGATTCTTCATCAGACGCTCAAGCACAGGTGCCGCAGTGCCCTTGACACGCTTCTTCCGGCTGTGGAGCCACTTGAGCACCTGTTGCGGAGAGCGAGGGTTGATGGCCTGCCCCGCCACGATGTGCAGCTCAGCCTCAGCCTCAAACAGCTCAGCAGTCAATTCTTCCTCGAGCTGCTGCAGATACTCCACATTCAGCCTGATTCCACGGCGCTCCACACCGCTGAAGAGCGTTGAGAGTTCCAGCAACCACTCATAGGCCATGCGCGACTCATCGTCTTGCGCAAGGTAATCCTCAAAGAGCTTGTACAGGAACCACGTGTAGAACACGTCAAAGGCGTTGTACTCGTACAGGATCGTGCGCGGGATACGCTCATAACCAGAGCCGCCGCCGTACCTACGGGCATCCCACCACGTGCCATCTTCCCCAGTGCCAGCCACCTTGTAGACCTTGGCAATGGTGTATGCCTTGTTGCCTTCGTCCCAGTCACCAGAGCCAAAGTACTGGTCACCCAAGTCCTTCAGACCGTGTGTGCTGCCTGCAGGGAACAGCGCGTAGTGAGCCAGCATAATGTCAAACCAGTTGGTTGCGCCCGGTTCAAAGTAGCTCAAGTCGAACTTACCGTTGGCAGTGATGATCTTGTTCCGGCGTAGGAACTTGTTCAGCCCACGCTCCACCAGCGGATTCTTGAGTATGTGCTCTGGGATGACCATGACAGAGCCCTGACCGCCCCAGATGGCCACCGAGATTACCTTGTCATAGGAAGGGATATCCCACTTCACGTCGCCGGAAGTTTCGATATCGAACGATATCTTCTTCCCGCGCGTGTTGTTCAGTATGCCCAGCACAAAGTCCAGACGCTCTTCCACGATGTACTTCATTTCGGGAAGGTCAGGCTGGTTGACCAACAGCTTCAGTGCGTCGATCATGCGCGTCATGCTGTCAGCTTTGGTGTAGAGAGAGCCCGGTGACGGTGCGTTGATGACACGGCTACGCACACCACGAGTCAAACGCCCCAGCGCAAGCACTGGGACGTTTTTGAAGGGCTCTTCCGGCAACGGAATGAAATCTATGGGCTCCGTGATGCCAGAGCGCTTTTTGGCTTCCTTGAGGATAGCCATAGCCTCTGGCACCATCTCCGTGGAGCTGTAGAAGTAACTACGCAACGTAGTGGTCCCGCACCCAGTTTACTGCTTCCTGCCACGTGGGCGCTTCGTGCTTGTTGATGTAGGTCATTTCACCATTGAGCAGGAGGATAACCCCTACCTGCCACAGTTCGGTTTCTTTATCGCGGAAAATGTAAACCTTAGACGTTGGCATGTGCCCTGCTTATCTCCATAACGTAGGCGGTTGGTATTTTGTACTGTTCTGCCAGCAGTGCTGCATTTGCTCCAGCACGTAGGGCAATGACGATGGCCTGCTTCTCGGTGGTCTTCAAGGTCTGAGCCCTGATACGGGACGTAAGAGGTGAACCACCAGAACTGTAGTAGCTTGAATAGGCTATACCGCACAGGTAACTGATACAAGCCCATGAGGTGCCGCTGTCAAGCGCGGTCTTCACCATTGCGGTGGAAACCGTCTCATCCTTGAGCTTCTGCTTCCTCAGATGGATCAACGACGGTATGGATTCAGGCTCAAACCGTCCACCCTTGCCGTTGCGTGAAAGTCCGTGCCGCGACAGCTCAGCCGGATACATACGGACACACTTGGCGATCTGATTCAGGCTGAAGATACCGTAGCGGTGGAGGTCTTCAGCGTAGGCCAGTTTGGTCAGCCTGCCCTCATAGAAGGACTTGCGCCAGTAGAACTCAGCTTGAGTCAAGGCTTCGAGATGCTTGTCTTCCACTAAATTCCCTCCACTGCTACAAGACTTTTGGTCTTCTTATTTTTGGACAGTATGACTAGGCCAGCTTCCTCAAGGGACTGCACCAGTTCAGTGAACTCACGAGCCTTCATCTCAGAGTTGAACAGCCTGTAGGCAGAAGTCCAAGCCAGTTCCCCACCCTTGCTGAATATGGCTTCCATGAGCTTGTCCTGACGGCGCTTCCAGTTGGATTCTGAAATCCTCTTGGTCATCTCCACTAGATGCTCAAACCATTCCCCGCAGTAGTTGATGGCCACCAGCATGTGCTTGAGGTCTACTTCGTCACACAGGTCAACCATTGCCAGCAGCGTAGCTGCCTTCAGGATCGACGTGGAGAGACGCGCCGTGGCCGCAGTCAGGATGGTTGCCTTTGACTGGACTGCAGCAGCATCCAGAGCCGCTGTGATGAACACGTTGTAGCGTGCATGTGCTGCTTCAGTCATCGGCACGGCAATGGTCCGTTCCGTTGGATCGTTCCAGTCGCACCAGATATCCCGCGCGTGCCTCATCTGATCCATGAGCGCGAGGAAGGCAGGATCACCCTTCGTGCGCTCTGTCTTGTCCTGTTGTCCGATGTAGTCAGTCTCAGCCGTACGCTCGAGCGGTGCTGCCGATACCCAGATATAGCGCGTCAGGAAACCTGACTGGAAGTCATCTTCCGTGAGGTAATCCGCGAGCTGTTCCTTGATGCCCATTGCAAAGAGGTTGAGCGCCACGCGGGCACCCTTGCGCTTTTTGTCCTTCTCTTCACCGGAAGCACGCAGCTTGCCGGTAACCTTACCGTCGTAAATTTCAGTCAGCTCACCCTTGATGCCAGCGAGGTAAGCCTTGCTGTCAAACTGCTTCATCAAGCCCTGAATCTCATCAATGTGGAGCAGCGCGGAACGGTTCGCGTTCGTGCGCAATGCCTCATCCAGACCTTCAGCGGTGAACTTTGAGCCAAGATCATAGCTGAAAGTCTCAGTCTCGAGAGACTCAACACACTTGAGCATGTAGCCCTTGGCAGTGGACTTGCGTGAAAGCGTCGTGGAGCCCAGCACCATGAACCACAGGTTGAGAGGCACGTCTCCCCAGTGCGGTACCGCGTGCCCAAAGTCAGAGAAGACAGTGGAGAGCACAGTGAACGCGCCAGCTACGTTGTAGGCATCCGGTGCGTCAGATTTGCTACGGGTCCAAGCAAGGTAGTCGTCAATGAAGCAAGGCTCGAGGTTCTGCTTCTCATCCTCTGAGAGGAAGTCAAAGCCCTTGGATTTCGGCTTGGGAGCAACGGTGACAATTTCGTCTTCGTCGTCTTCGTCTTCCTCATCCTCTTCAAACTGCCCATCCTTCCAGCGGGCACGCTGGATATCTCCCCAGAGCTTCTCTCCGGGATTCTCAACACCGTCCCGCTTCCACTTGTTCAGCGGTGAGCGCTCTGCAATGGCGTAGACCTGCTCATCAGTGGCACCCATACGCATGAGCTCCGTGTAGAGCGCGTACAGGGCTTCTGAGCCTGCAGACTTCTTAGGGAACGCTGCAGTCTGCAACAGCCCCTCGAGCCGTGTGCTTGCAGGCAACTCACTGAGTACCTTGCTGTAGGAAGGCATGTCTGTCTTGGGGAACGGTGTGAAATCCATCGTGTACTCGGGAACAGGCGGGTAGAAGCCCTCGAACTCCTCCTGTGTGTACGTGACTCCGGTGTACTCCACCGTGACTTGGTAAACCTCTCCGGTTTCCCCTACGTACTTGGTGTTGGTGGTGCCGGGAATCCTGAGCAGCTTTGTGGCGCTCCACCCGTCGTCAAAGCCCGTTGTCTTCTTCGGGTGTGCTACTGAGACAGAGTGTGACAGTGTTTCGGCAAGCTGTGCATCTTCCATACCGTCGATGAACCAATACACGTGGGTCTTCTGAGGCGAGGTACGCACGATGATGGAAGGCTCACAGTGGAGGTCATCAAGGTTGAACAGGTCAGCGTCTCCGTAGACCACCTGACACGTGTTGGCGAGCACACGACGCCGCTTGTTGGCCTTGAAGAGTACTGGCGGGAAGTATACGTCTTCGTGCGTGTAGCGTTCCACATACTTGAGCAGGTCTTCTGCCTGTTCCGGCCATGAGAAGAATTTGTGGTTCTTGAGCTGATCATTGTTCATGCGGGAGATGCAAACTTGACCCTGCTGCTCTCCCCAGACAGACTCGAGAAATGTTTGGTACTCGGTCATTGGGCTCCTTTCGATCCAAACTCAAAGCTTACCAGATGTTACACATTGTGTATCTGGAAGGTAAAGAAAACCCCAGCCCCCTAACAGTGGGGCTGGGATTCTCTGTGCGTATTAGGTCGCCACCAAGAGCCATCGGCCCTACCTTTTGTTGGCGTAGGTGCTCATGCTGCTCTTGTGGGGAAAACAGGAATCAAACCTGTGACACTATCGGCACGGATAGGGTGTTGTCACTACACCATTCCCCCTATTGAGCAGTTTCAGGACTTGCTCAGGTCTTCTAGCTAGAGGCTGAAACCGTCTTCGTCATCCGAAACGGCTGCAGCAGCCTTGCCCTTGGCCGGTGCCCGCTTTGCAGGGGCTCCAGCCTTCGTGGTGGCCTTGGCGGGAGTCTTGCCCACCTTCTCGCCTTCCTTTTTGCGTCCGGCGAAACGGACCTTTGCCCGCTTGATGACGTTTCCGTCATCGTCGGTGGCACCCTTGTAGTCGTCTTCGTGAACGATTTCGATCTGGATGACTTTGCCGATCAGGTCATCAGGATCAGGCAGGGTGTACTTGCCCGGCTTTTCCTTCGTCGGTACCGGAAGACCTGCCGCACGAGACAGCGACATGATGTTCTGGATTGCAGACTTGGTGACTGCAATGTAGTCCCACTGCGTGCCCTTGAAGGCTTCGTCCACGGACTTGTACTTGACAAGGTACTGCTTGTTGCCGTTGGACGATTCCAGCTCATCGTCAACGTCGTCAATTTCGACGGTGTACCAGCCCTCGGGGATCAGCTTGAAGCTGGTGTCAAGGTCTTCACTGGTAAGGTCAAATGATTCGCGCTCTTCAGTCACTATGGACAGTTCCTTTTTTCGTGGTTTGTGGTTTGTGGTTCGTGGTTGGTGGGCACATTTAATCTTTATGCTGTTGTTTGAGGTTCCCAGCGTCATTACCGCCAGCCCCCACCATTTGTGAAGCTAAGCCTTACGCGGTGATAGCCGCGTAGTATTCGCTCATCTTCGGGTTGGCCATCCGGTCTGGCAACTTGTGCTCGTACCGGCTACCAGCGTCAATCCTACCAGACGCCGTGAGGTGGAGAAGGCGGAAACCGTTGCCTTCATCATCCTCTGTTTTTTCGAGATACGCAATGGTATCAGGAATCTTCGGGATTTCAACATTCGACTTCTTACCCAAAAAGTGCGGGCTCAGAAGCACAGTCCCAAGGATATCATCTTTTTCCTTGGCTGTGTGTGCTATGAGGAAGAAGTTGTACTGACTGTTGTGCAGGCGGTCAGTGATGAACGCCAAACCGTCAGCAATCTTGTCCCAGATTTCGTACTGGTTTTTCGTGTTCGGGTTCTCACGGCGGTAGTCCCGCTTGATGATTTCTTGGAACTGACCTGCAGTATCCACAACCACCGTCTTGTAGCGGGTCTTCTTCGTGGTGACCTTGTTCACGATCTGAACCATCTGCTTCACAGACTTGATGTGAATCACGTCGATGACACCCTTCGGGTACTTGCCTTCAAAGGCTCCAGTACCGTCCTCTGTGGCCAACCACAGGATTGGGAACATGCCATCGACTTCAGCACACTGAGCAACCAGCGTGGACTTGCCTACGCGGTGCCGTCCGTACAGAAGCATCGACGTGCGCTTACGTGCTGGTGTCGGTTCTTCAATGGTGGCAATGTCGCTGAGGTCAAAGAGTTCTTCATCCTCTTCTTCAACTTCGTCATTGACTTCTTCATCTTCGCCGTCTGAATCTTCGTCCACCTCTTCAGGCTCTTCGTCAATGATATCCGGTTCAACGTCCAGCTCGTTGTCTGCTACTACCTTACTCAGTTTGTTGCACCTACTTTTTCCTTGATGTGTACCAGCTCTGAGGGCCAGAACGGGCAGTTTGCTGCTTCCGGTACGGGGTCTGCATCCAGCTTGACACGGATGAGGTCATTGCTCAACTCCACCACAGTTCCCGCGAGTCCTATGTACTGACCTTCAACTTGCTTGCCCCACTTGATGGAGAGAACGCGGTCACCGGCTTTGAATTGCTTCACTATCTACCCTCTCGTAATGTTCCGGGAAAAGCCACAGGAGGTCAGGATCGTGTGGGAACTTGACCCTGATATCGCCTTCGTACTTTACCCCAAGGTGTTTTACAACACCAACTGTACCTGCCGTGACTTCCCCACGTACACCCTCAACGACACGTACAAAGTCCCCCACTGCTACAGACACTTGAGCCCCCTATGCTCTAAAGAGTACCCGAGTGCAGGTGTAGCAGTCTTTGTCTATCGGAAGACTTTCGAGCCGCCCCTGCCGCACTCGCTTATAGATAGACTCTAACCTAGCAAGTGCCTTCAGCGCAACATCCCTGTTGTAAATTTCGGTGAAAAACCGAATGTCTGCAGGATTGTTGCTCATCTTGGGGATGACGCAAAGGCTGACAGTCTCCACAGGGTACCCAGCCTGCTCCCAGCCGTAGCCGTAGAGGTGCTGCTGAGCCCTGTAGATCGTCTTGGGAATGCGTTTGGGCTCCAGCCGGTAGGCCAGCTTCATGGAGTCATAGCTCCACTTACCCACCACCTTCCAGTCAACGATGTGACCAGCGTTGTAGTAGTCACTGGAGCCACTGATTTGCCCGTAGCCCTCGAGGTTGTAAATTAGATTCTTCTGCTCTTTGATGGAGCCGGGAATCACAATATCTTTCTCGAGGAAATGGTGTACGGCGGTGCCGATCCAACTACCCAGTCCAAAGCTCTCTTCGTGCTCGAGGTCTGGGTACAGTTCAGGGTGTGCCAGTGCCAGCTTCTCACCGATGCACAGCGGACAGCCGCCAATTTCTGACGGCCCAATCTTCCGCTGCTTGTCCCTGTCGGACTGCTTGGTGATCTGATCCATGATGAGCTCTTGAAGCTCAGTAGCCATCACTTGTTGGGACCAAACCACTGAGGCGACTGACTGTGGCGCTGTACCTTTTCCCGATACGCAATACGCTGCTGAGGCACTGCCCCGCCCCACACGCCATCAAGAATTTCGTTCTCAACAGCGTAGGTGAAACATTCCAGCTTGAAAGGGCACCTATTGCAGACCGTGACGGCAATTGCCCTTTCCGATCTGCCGAAAGTCTCTTCCTCATCGTGCTCATCAGCGAACCAATAGTCAGGGTTCATCTCTGTGCATTCAGGAGGATTCTCAAACAGTTTTTCCTGAAATGATGAGGTCAAATCCGCTTCTCGATTTCTTCCCACATGAGGTGGATATTGGGCTGTTGCATTGCGTAGGTACGGTACAGATTTTCGTACTTGTGACCCGCAACAGCAACGTCGAACAGGTACCAGTCACCAACGTCCCACTTGCGAGGGTCCGTCTCTTCGGGGAACTCATCTGCCAGTTCATCCAGTCCCTTGTCAAGCTCTTCCTTGATCTTCAGGAAGTGCTCACCAACGTAGTGCTGGAAGTTGTTGAAGTCCACCTGCTCAGTCTCAGTGAGAGCGTGGATAGCCCTGCCTACGGCAAACCTATCTTGGTCACCGGCTGTGGGATCGTACAGAGTCTTGAGCAGTAGCAGGTACTTCTGCTGAGTCGTGTTCAACGGTTGTCACCGCTACCCTGCAGCACACCGCGCGACTTGCGGTCAGCGAGCTTGTTGAGGTTCTCCACCATGACAGTGTGACGTGTGGTGTAGAAGTGTTGGCACATACCATCCAGCATCCACACAGCGCGGTAGAGGCTCTCCACCAGCTTGACGCGGGCTTCTGTGCTGACAAAGCCCTCATTGTCACGGATGGCTTTCTTCACGATGCCCGCCATTGCTGAGGATTCAGCAACGATGGCCAGAACGGTGAGCCCACGGCTGGTGGGTGCAACCACAGCGGGGAGTCCCAGAGCTTCGCCGTAGTTGGCAACTTCTGACAGGGACATGTTCAGTGCGTCTGCAATGGCCGCACAGTACCAGAAGGAATCCCCAATTTCCTTCTTCAGAGCTTTGATCTGTTCGTTGCTGTAGCCCCAGCCAGTTTTGCCTACAGCGTAGGCTTCACCAACTTCACCAACCTCAGAGCACAATCCCAGAACGGTGTACTCGAGCTCCCGCTTCAGCGGGTAGATTGCGGTGGACAGTGCGCCTTGCTGGTATTCATTCCAGTTCAATGTGTTCCTTTCAAAAAACAACGGACCACACAATCTTATGTGCAGTCCGTTGTTTTGTCAACAGTTATTTAGAGGTGTTCCCATTTGCCGTCGTCGTTGTTATCCAGCGTGACCTTCTGGACAAGACGGGATGACGTGTGGTAGATGCAGATGCCTTCCGGGTTGGTGAAGCCGGGAGCGGCGTGTGATCCGTAGTCCCGCAGAGCCGCCAGCCTGTCATTGATGATGGTCTGATCCATCGGCCCTTGGTACAGGATCGGCACAGAGCGCACGAGATTGTCTGACTCTTCACCGATGTGCTGAAAGCGGTGGGTGTTGAAGAGGCTGAAGTATTTCTTGCCATTCGACTGCCCGTAGCCGCGCTGGATGCCTGAGCCCCACCACTCGCCAAAGTGAGTGCCTTCGCCAAGCAAGGTCACCAGCCTGCCTGCGTTTTCGGTCACCCAGCGGGCAAAACCAGCGTTGTCGTTCTTCACGTCGATAAGACGGTTACGCGACTGAGCGTAGACCACGTAGGCTTCTCGCTGGAACATGACCGTATCCAATGGCTGTGGATCAAAGAAGGTACGGGTACCGTCTTCGTGCTGCCAATGCATGATGTTGTCAGCCTTGATGATCTGCACAGCCGCATTGGTACCGTCGATCTTCTCCGTGATGACGATATCGCGGAAGAACCGGGAGGTCTTAGGCCACGGACGGAATTCTACTTTGTTCTGGAAGGTCAATCTGTTTCCTTTGTTAGAAGTTTCCAGCGTCAGGACCGTTGACGTGGAATGTGGTGAGTCCCAGCTTGCGCCACATACGGAGCACACGGTGCCGGTCATCGTACACACCGACAATCTTGTACTTTTTAGCTCTGATGTGCTTGTTGAACAGTTCGTACTTGATGATGCTGTCCTCGCGCTTGTTGCCCTCTTCAGTGGGACGCATGAGAAGCTTATCGTACTTCACTTCGTTGTCCGCAAGCCACTGCTCAGTAACAGCGCGGTACTCTTCGTCGCGTCCTGAGACGATGATGACTTGGGTACCGTTGTGCCAGTGAAGCTCAAGAGCCTCAGACACGTCTTTGTTCAGCGTGTCCAGCCCTACCTTGGCACCATCGTATGGCGAGCGGTCACCCATGATTGCCAGCGTACCGTCAATGTCAAAGATGACAGCTTGGTAGTCCGTGGCAAAGTCAGGCTGCACATAGGGCTCAATCTCGAGCTCCACAGGCGGGGTGTAGACCACTTCCTTGGTCAAGTCCCGCCCCTTGATGTAGCGGTTGTGCATGTCGATGATGACCTCTTCAGGCACGAAATCACCACCGAACAGTGGACTCTTCCGCTTGTCGTTGTTCTCGAGAACCTTCTCCAGCGGTACGTGTCGGAAGTCTTCTACGTGGACCTCCGTACCCAGCTCGAGGGCAATCTTCTGCCAGCGCTTCACAGAGCGGTCAGGAAGGTGGGTGTCACTGACGATGACGGTGACGCCTGCAGCAATGTACGTCCGCACCAGCGCTTCCTGTGTGCGGGTAACCAGCTCTTCCTGTTCCTTGGTGAGCCTGCCGAACTGCTTGAAGTGGAGCTGGCGCATTTCGTCACGCTCCACCTTCACAACATTCCTGACCATCTTAATGATGCTGTTGCCCCATGTGCTCTTACCGCTACCGGGGAGCCCCCGCGTGATGGCAATGTATGCGTTGTTGCTCAAATTGATACACTCTCCAGTGTCTTGGTTGCAGAGAACGGTACGTGTCCCGGCTTGATCTGTTTCCAAATCCATTCTGTCCGCTTGTCATGGTTGTTGTCAAGCAGTGCGAACACGGCAGGTGCCACGTCAGAGTAATGCTTCATGATGTACTGAGCCTGATCCTTGCGAGAAGCCCCAATGCCTAGCACCGAATGAATGGCGTTCTTTGAGTGTTCAATGCGGTACCACAACTTGTCAAAGGCGCGGTTGAGCTTTGACCACTCGTGCTCAGCCCATCCCTGCACCTCATCCGGCAGGGAGTAGACGAAACTATTCACGGTGCCAGACTGGCAGTGCTCCCAGATGCCCTTGGCGCTGAGCCCGAAAATTGCCGCGTGGAGTTCCTTGTAACGGTCACCCTTGAGCTTGAGGTGGTCAATGACGTTGAGATACTCATCCAGAATGTCCAGCACATACCCCTCTTCATCGTCAGGGATGGGCAGGGCAATTGCTTCAGCCAGTGTCAGGATGGCAGGTTTGCCTTCCACTAGTACCTGATTCGGACGCCACACGATGAGCCCTGACAGGTTATCCACCATGCCCAGAGCTATGAGTTCTTCCCTGCCCTTGTAGTCCAGTACGATCCTGTTCTCAGCGTAAACAATCTCAACAATGTCAGTGGACTGCCTTTTGGTGTAAGCCCAGTCACCTTCCCTGTCTGACAACACGTTGCCCTCAGAGTAGTCCATGAGAACGTCTGGAATCAGCTCGTACGGGCCGTTATGACCCTTGTTGGCCTGCAGCTCCTTGTTGGCCCACTGAGCCTGCTCAGAGGTGAAACTACCGCGCGTGGCGTAGCCGTAGTGACAGTCTTCGTCTGGATCGACGTAGTACCAGCCAATGCCCAGAGAGCCGTCTTCCTTGCGGGTGAGACGTACCTGAGTGTCCAGCGGATAGCTCTTGGCTGACGGTTCGCCGTAGTTGAAGAACTTGCGCGGTCCTCGAGCA